CCCCATACAGACCATCCTTTTCCTCATAAAAACTTAATTGTATATCTCACCGATCCTGAGGGTGGTAGTACAATTTGTGAAGGTGAAGAGTTTACAGGAAAGGAAAATGATGCTATAATATTTGAAGGCAAACATTATAACTATCCTCCTAAGAAAGGTAGAAGGATAGTAATAGTTGCAACTTTTTCTGATTATGACTAAACTAAAACCAAGTAGACAAAGACATCAAGTGAAATCAAGATGGTATTACCTTTTCTGGGGAACCGCTACAGTATCGGTATTTGCAGGTCAGATGTATGTTGGATCTGGATATCGTCAGATGTCTAGAGCATTCAATAGACTATTAGATACTACAATCGAAATTATAGAACCAAAGGGATATTATAGACCATTAGTTCCACCACCTGGTATTATTTACAGAGAGGATATGGTAGCAAAATGATCTCAGATTTTTCAAAGCAAATAAAAGAAGGAACAAAGAAGTCTCACTCTATGGCTGAGAATACAAGTTTTGTTGCGTCATTTCTTAGAGGTGTTATAGATCAAAAAAACTATAGACAATTAGTTGCTAATTTTTATTTTATATACCATGAACTAGAAACTGAGGTACGAAGGTTAGAAGATAATCCTTATGTAGGCCCATTAAAACTTAGTGCTTTAGAAAGACATGATGCACTAGTTAAAGATTGTGAGTTTTATTTTGGTGAGAACTGGAAAGATAAGATATACCCAACAGCAGCAACTAAGCAATACATTGCTCGTATTAGAGAGGTAGCACATGAAGATCCTAAGTTATTAGTTGGTCATCATTATACTCGTTATCTTGGAGATTTATCTGGAGGACAAATTCTAAGAAACATTGCTGAGAATGCAATGAATCTAACTGATGGTGGTTTAGAATTTTATGAGTTTCCTGAGATTGAAGATAAGAAAGCATACAAACAGATGTACAGAGAGACTCTTAATAAATTACCTGTAGATCAATCTGATGTTAATGCTATTATTACTGAAGCAAACTATGCTTTCCGTTTGAATATGTACATGTTTGAAGAAATGGAAGGCGATTTCTTAGTTTCTATGGTAAGATACTTATGTAGTGTTTCTAAGAAAACACCACTTGTAAAAAGTATTCTTAATATATTTGGATTATGATAATTCCTGAGGCTGATGCTGAATGGGCTGCTGATGAATTTATTGACTATTTTGGACACTTTACATCTATAGAAGATTATCTTCGTTATGTAAAGAGAGAGATTGTAACGGAAACAAATCCTTTGACTTCTTTAAAGGATGAATTTTTTAATGAGGATATCCATCCAGAAGAGATGGAATTTGATATTAAATTTATTGGTAGTAGGTTCAATCAATCACTACCACAGGATCATTATAACAATCTTTTAAAGGCAGTATCATCACACAATAATGAAAGTAATATACCAGGTAGAGAACTTCGTTGGATGGTATATGAAAAAAGATCCCAACAAGTATTGGGATTCATTCGTTTTGGTTCTCCTACTATTAATTCTAAACCTAGAAATATTTGGTTAGGTAATCAACCTAATCTTTCTATATTCAATCGTCATGCTGTTATGGGATTTGTTATCGTTCCATCACAACCTTTTGGATATAATTATCTTGGTGGTAAACTATTAGCACTTCTATGTGTATCTCATTTTGCTAGAGAGACATTGAATGAAGTATTTGAAAAAGATATTGGATTATTTGAAACTACATCCTTATATGGCTCTACGACCTCTGCATCGCAGTATGACGGTCTTAAACCTTATATGAGGTATAAAGGTCTAACTGAGAGTAAGTTTCTCCCTCTGCTCCATGCAGATGCCTTCCATAAACTTCATGATCATTTTACTAAATTAAATGGTAATCAACCTCTTACAGATAACAAAGCATCGTCTAAAAAAATGAAACGTCAAACAAAGATGATTTCATGGATTAAAAATTCATTGAAAGAATATGGTCATGATGATAAGTTATCTAAGTTCAATGCTGTTATAGATATGGCTTTTGGACTCACTCAAAAGAAGAGATTTTATATCTCTGATTACGGATATGCTAACATTCGTGAAGTCCTACTTGGAGAAGAAGATAAATTAAGGAAAGGTCAGAACTGGGACAAGTTTCATTTAGAGAATATAATTTCTTGGTGGAAACGTAAAGCAACCAAAAGGTACGACAAACTAAAACAAGATGGTCGTTTCAGAGATAAAGTCGAACTCTGGACTGAGGACAACAACATTCAGATTATAAGATGACTAACGAAGAAAGCGAACATATTAATGATCTGTGGGAAGACATGGATCGTCTCAATGCATTATATGAAGAACTCATGTGGGATAATGATGATGTATTAGAATTCGTAGCTGACTATAAAAACGATAGAATTATTATTAAGAATAGGTCTAGAGAAAATGAAGTTGAATGATAAAACCAAATTGATATTTGCTTTAAATCATCTTGCTCATTTGCATGATCATATAGAGGGAAATTACTGGGAAGATTATTTAAGGGAAAATATTGAGAGTATGGAATATGTATTGGAAGCACAATTAAAAAAATATGATCCCTAAATTTGAAAAAGGATACTGTCCTAATTTATTATCTTGGAAAGAAATATCCAATCTTATTAATATAAGACCTTTAATGTCTGCATCTAGAGTAAGGGTATTTGGAGAAGGAACTGATACATGGAAAAATAATTACTGGTGTACTGATGCTAATTGTTATCCGTCTGGTTTACTAGAAAAAATTATTGATGAAAGTGGTGTTTCTTATTTCACGGACATGTCTAGGTCTACAGAAAAGATAAATGAGTTCGCTAAAAATTTAGAAGATGAATATAATCAAGAAGTAGATGCACACATCTACATGTGTCGTAATTTAAAACCAAGACATCCATTTGAAATTCATTTTGATATGAGTGATAATGTTATAGTTCAATGTGAGGGAACAACTAATTTTAAAGTCTGGGAGGCAGTTTCTAATCCCAAAGAATTGCTAAAAGAAAAGAAGGATGTTAGAATGGAAACTGATCAAAAACCAATATTGAATGTTGATATGAAACCAGGTGATGCTATTTGGATACCAAGATATTATCCTCATTTAGCAACATCACATACTAAAAGATTATCTGTTAGTTTTCCTTTCAATAGGGAGATAGATAGTACACGTCGTGAAGACAGACATTGGATTAAATATGATTAGACTTTGGAGAATCTGGAAGTATGCACTCGGATCATTCGCAGACGAGCGAACAAAAAAATATGACAATCACGTACTTGTGGTACGGACTTTTATATTTTTCAGCTACCTTATCACTAATTGCTTTATTATTGCGGGGGTAATCCGACATTGGAATTAGTTATTACCCCTAGTATTGATGTGTATGATAATTTCTTCACTGAAGATATTAGAAAGGAGATTTTTGATTTATTGTTAAGACCTAAGTGGGCTCCAAGTGGAGGTAACAATAATAATTGGTTTTGGCATATGGATAAACTCCATAAAGAAGAATTCTTCAGCAAATATTTGTATGATATTATCTGTAATAAACTAGGGATATCTTATAGAGTACGCAGAATATATGCTAATGGTCAATCAGCAGGCCAGTCAGGAAATCCTCATACAGATGATGGAGATTATACTTTTCTATATTATCCAAATCCAGTATGGGAAATAAACTGGGGTGGTCACTTAATTTTTTCTGAAGATAACAAAGAACCTACTAAAATTGTTGGATATAAACCAAACCGTGCTATAATGTTTCCATCACATATAACACACTATGCAGATGGAACGCATAGATATTACACTGGATTTAGAGTCTCACTAGCATATAAATTTATTAAATCATGACTGAATTGAAAGATTGGTTGAACTCAATTAACCAAACAAAGAAAAATCTTATTGAAGAAGATCCTTCATTGGAGAAGAACTATGCACCCTATATTGTAAACCGTATTTACTCTGGTCATCTGGATTCAATTATGTTTGCAAATGAAATGAATCAGTATCATTTTCTACCAAAGAAGATGCAATATGATTTTTTTCTAAATACACTCAGACCTAAGAAGAGATTCTCTCCTTGGCTCCGTAAAGATGAGATTAAAGATCTTGACATGGTAAAACGTTATTATGGTTATAGTAACGAAAAGGCAAAACAAGCTCTTAAAATCCTCACAACTGAACAACTTAATTTTATAAAATCGAAATTTGAAACTGGAGGAAAACGATGAGTGTGGTGCAAGAGCCTGAAGTGAAATGGACTACCGATCAGATGGTAGAAGTTACATTAAAAGAGCCAGATGACTTTTTAAAGGTTAGAGAGACTCTAACCAGAATCGGAGTAGCATCTAGGAAAGAGAAGAAAATATATCAAAGTTGTCACATACTGCATAAACAAGGAAGGTATTATCTTGTCCACTTTAAAGAACTTTTTGCTCTTGATGGAAAACACGCTAACCTTACTTCTAATGATGTTCAGCGTCGCAACCGTATTGCTCAGCTTCTTGCTGATTGGGGACTCATTGGGATTGTGGATGTAACTAAGATACAAGATATTGCTCCTTTAAACCAGATCAAAGTATTAGCATATAGAGACAAAGATGACTGGATACTTGAAACAAAGTATAATATAGGTAGCAAGAAGAAAAAAGTTGACGAGTAATTTATCCGTTGCAATCAAGGATCGTCTCTACTATACACTAGGGAAAAGACCTGAGACTGCTTCATCGCATGATATCTACATGGCATTATGTTATGCTATAAGGGATAGGATGATAGACTATCATCTTGCACCTGAGGTTTGTAGTACAGAAAAACAAGTAGCATATCTCTCTGCAGAGTTTTTGATTGGCCCGCAGTTAGGAAATAATCTTTTAAATTTAGGTGTATATAAAGAAGCAGAAGAAGCAGTAAAGGATTATGATACAACATTAGATCAGGTGCTAGAATTAGCAGAAGAACCAGGATTAGGTAATGGTGGTCTTGGTCGTCTTGCTGCATGTTATATGGAGTCTCTTGCAACTCTTAAAGTACCTGCTACTGGTTATGGTATAAGATATAAATTTGGTATCTTTAAACAAGAAATAAGAGACGGACAACAAATAGAAGTTACTGATAACTGGTTACATGGAGATTGGCCATGGGAGATGTGTTATCCTGATGAATCCTGTTTTATTGGATTTGGTGGTTATGTAGAACACTATACATCTGATAGAGGTAATCATAGAGTACGTTGGGTTCCTGCTGAACAAGTAGTTGCTGTACCTTATGATGTATTGCAGTTGGGATATAGAGTTGATAGTTGTAATAGACTAAGACTATGGAGAGCAGATGCTACTGAGATATTTGACTTCTATGCATTTAACATAGGTGACTATCTTGGATCAGTAGAACAAGGAGTACAATCAGAAACTATATCTAAGGTTCTTTATCCTAATGATGGTACAGATCAAGGAAGACAACTTAGATTGAAACAACAGTTCTTCTTTGTAAGTGCGTCTCTTCAAGATATGATTCGTAACTTAGAAAAGTGTGGAGTACCTTTAGAAGAGTTTCCAAACAGATATCAAGTACAACTTAATGATACTCATCCTTCTATTGCTGTTGCAGAATTGATGAGATTACTTGTAGATGATAAGCATTTTGATTGGGATACTGCATGGGATATAACAACTAGGTCTATAGCATATACAAACCATACTCTACTTCCAGAAGCATTGGAAAAATGGGATCTTGGTTTATTTCAATATCTACTACCAAGACATTTAGAAATTATCTATGAAATCAATACTAGGTTCTTACAAACAGTAAGATTGAAATATCCTGGTGACGAGTCTATGTTAGGTAAGTTATCTATTATTGATGAGTCTGGTAGTAAGTCAGTTCGTATGGCTCATCTTGCAACTGTAGGATCTCATCATGTTAATGGTGTTGCAGCATTACATTCAGAATTGGTTAAGACAAACTTAATGCCTGATTTCTATGACTTGTGGCCTCATAAGTTTACTAACGTAACTAATGGTGTTACTCCACGTAGATGGGTGTCTCCTATGATTAAGGATTTTTTAAATGAATATCTTGGTGAAGATTGGATTACCAATATGGAGTCACTTAAAAAGTTAGAAGACAATCAATATGATGTAGAAGCATTAGAAAAGATTGAACAAACTAAGTT